TTATGCTTTCTTGGTTTTTTTAATTGTTATTTCTGGTGTTAAAAATTGACTCATCAATTCACTGGCTTTATTTTTCTTTTCATCTGATAGGTGAGTGTATATATTTGCTGTTGTAGCTATATCTTTGTGTCTCATTAAGCCTGAGACCGTTTTTAAGTCAACTCCAGTTTCAAAGAGTCTAGTAGCAAATGCGTGTCTTAATTGGTGGAAGGTTTTGTGCGGCAGGCCGTTTTCTTCCTGTATTTTATAGAGCCTCCGTCTTAATTTTTTGCAATCAATTATCTTGCCGTTTTCTGAGAAGATAAATGTTTCATCATCTTCTCTATATCTTTCAAAGATCATTGCAATTTGATAGGGAATAGGGACAATAGCTTTTGAGCTACTCGTTTTAGGTGGTGTTATTTGATAGTAATTGGTCCTAGTGCCGTCAGGATTGACTTGTTTTACATAAGATTGCTGCTTATTTATATTTAGTGTGTTATTTTTTAGGTCTTTCCATTGGAGACCTAGTATTTCTCCTTGCCTCAATCCCGTTGCCAAGGCTAATAATATTGCTCTGTCTTCTATTGACGAGGTCAGGGCATTTATTATTATTTGCTGCTCTGTTTGGCTGTAGGTTGGCTTGATTGCTGTATCTTCTTTAGGCAAGGCAACAGTCATTGTTGGATTCAATTGAATTTTTTGCAAGATCATTGCATGTTTGAACATAGCTCTTAATACTCTTAATATAAACTTTCTAGAATGCAAAGATACCATTGGATCATTTGTCTTTGGGTCTATTGATCCATAATTAGCAAATAGCTGCTCAAAGTCTTCAAATCTTAATTTGGTAAGTTGCCTATTCCAAAGGTTGGTGGTTGCAATATGATTTCTTATAAGAGACTCATATCTTTCTAATGTGTTTGCTTTTACTGTTGGGGCCTTAACATTAAAGAGCCAGTAATTGGCAAAGCCCTCTAGGGTTTGTTTATCTGAGTAAATAGACAATTGTGTCCGCCTTGATTTCATATCATTTAACCAATTGATGACCTCGCCTTGCTTGTATGATGACTTTGTTTCCCGTGCTTGCGTGCCGTCTCTGTTGTAACCAAGGGTTATGGATGCCGTGTAATATTTTTTTCCGTTTCTCATCCTAAAGGTGATGGAGCCATCGCCGTTGGCTCTTTTGCTTCTTTTTTTCGTCATTATTATTTTCTCCTTTCTTGTATAAAATAATTAATTTTGGTATAATATGTATAGACTTCTGCACACAAAAAGAGCAGGGTCTATACTTTGGGAAGAAGGGCCTTAAATTGTGGTGATTGGTAGGCTCTTCTTTTTTGTTTACAGTCTTATTTTGGTTTTATTTATATTGCTTAAGGTAGTATGTCAGCAATATCACAATTAATCATTGGTTCTGGTATTCCAATTGCTCTTAATAATTTATTATAGTTTTTGGAGTTGATAAACTTATAACTATAAAATATATATATCAGTTTCTTTTTTAGCTCTTCATAAGGTTCTTTATCTAAAAAGTAAACAGATGCTATAAATGCGAATACATCATTTCTGCAAATTCCGTTTAGATTATCCTGTTTGGTTAATTTGAATGGATCATAAAATATCTTATGATATTTTAAAATTTGACCTGAAACTTTAACTGTAAAATTGTATGCTCTATTTGCGTGGGCAGTTCTGTTTCTAAAATATAACACTAATAACATAGCATCTGAAAATAGTTGTTTTAAAGGGGCGTCAACTTCTGCTGGGTTAATGTCCAATATACTTGATATAACTTTTGTTTTAATGTCGCTTTTTGACAACTTGTATAGATAATACACATTGCCAAAAGTAGCTCTTGAAAACAAGATCCATGGTGGTACATTATTATATTTTTTTCTGTAATGTTGTATCGGTTGAATATCTTCGTTAAGCAATTTATTAAATATTTTTATAGTCTCATCCCTTTGCCATCTATTATTTCCTAAGTTTTTACCAGTGGAATAATTTGTTTTTTTAAGATATTCATTTTCTTTTTCTCCGTATTTTTCAGCTATAAAGTAAGCCAAATTTGTTTTGAAAGTTCTTTCGATATCAAGGCAGGCATAAAAAAATCCTTGGCTTAAAATTTTATCAACTTTAAATAAAGTTTCTAGATCTATGAAATTTGTACCATCTAAAAAATCATTTGAATTTTCCTTAAGGAAAAAGTCTTTGTAACCATTGATTATGTTGTAGTATCCATTTTTCATGAGTGATTTAGAAGCGTACTTTGAATCTACTATCATCTTTCTAGATCTAAGAATTTCAATTTGTTCATCAATTGTTTTAAAAGGTTTATTCATTTTATCTCCTATTTAAGAAACAAAAAAGCCCTAACATGATGCTAGGGCTTAATTGTAACCAAAAAGCTTGGTTCCTTTCCTTTGTACTTATAGTATACCCTAGAATTATTAATTTGTCAACATATTTTTTAAATTTTATTCCTCTCATTCCACTTTGTGATAAATACCTACTAGCTCGCCCAAGATTAGGAAGTTATCCGTGGTAATTGGTGAATAGGTGGGGTTGGAGGGTTGGAGGATTGCGTGGTCTTCTTTGACATAGACTCGTTTTAGCATGACTTCATTGGTGGTTTTTAGGAGGACTGCTGCGATTTTTCCATTGTCGACGGCATGGGTGGACCTAAGAAAGGCCATGTCGCCGTCTTGGATTTTGTCGCCGCTCATGGAGTCGCCTTCGACTTTTACAACGAAGTCGGCTCTTTTTATTTCAGGGTCAGCTATAAAATATCCCTCGTAGTTTTCTTCGCAAAATATCCCGTCTCCTGCACAGATCGTGCCTAGGATTGGAATTTTTTTCACTGAGTCTGGAATTTTTACGCTTGGATTAGTCAAATCAAGTCCCATAATATAAATTGGAGAAACACCAAAAATATTTGCTAATTTTTCAATGGTGGATTGTTTCATGTTTGCGATTTCGCCTTTTTCATATTTATATATAGTAGCATGAGATACACCTAACTTATCTCCAAGCTCTTCCAATGTCATATTATTATTTTGTCTTAATTGTCTTAATCTATCTCCTGTATTCATTTTTAACCTCCTTCGTTAAATACGATTATAACAGTTTAACTTTTAAATTACAAGCAATTGACTTTAAAATTTAAAAAATTTTTTATTATTTTTAAAAATTGACTTGACAAGTTAAAAATGATGTTGTATAATTGACTTATAAAGTTAAAAGAAGGAGGGAAAAATATGTGTAGAGAGTGTAGAGAGCTTAAAGCAAAAATGTACTTAGCAAATGAAACTCAAAGAGATCTCGCTAATTTCCTTGGAATATCTGAAAGCAATATGAATTTAAAATTAAATGGCAAAGCTGAATTTACCAGAGGAGAAATGAATCAAATAATTTATAGGTATGATTTATCAGACAGTGAAATAAGAGAATATTTTTTTAAGGAAAATTTGACTTTATAAGTTAAACTTTAATATGCATCTTAACTTAAAAAGTTAAAATCACCACACAAAGAATTACAGGAGGAGTTATGGATAAGGACAAGCGGGGGTTACTTGTAAGGGTTATGGAGTTTTTGACGGACAAGCCTATTAGGATGGTTGTTTTGAATATTTTCTTTTATTCAGCTATTGTTTTCGCCATTATTTTTGGCAGTGGGAGTATTAGAGTTCATTTATTTATTCTTTTGGCTTTGTGTTTGTTGGGTTCCTTGTATTTTGCCTATGTTGGTCTTAGAGATAGGGAACAAGACTCTTAATTCTTGGTTAATTTCTGTTTGCTTATTTCCATAAAGATTTTTACGGATATTGTGAACAATGGTATAAAGGCAACTATGTCTAATATTTGTTCAAATTGTTCTATTGTTAGTGTATTCATCATTGCAAATAGTAGGGATATTACAGATGTGATTTTTGTAAGGCCTAGTTTGTCTAGTTCGTTTAATGTTTTTGCTTTTACTTTCTTTGTAGTCATAAAGTATGGTGTTGAAACAACTAGGCATACAAATAATGACAATGTGAATACGAGCGAGAAATTTAAGATTAGTTCCAACAGGTTGATTTCCAATAGTTGTTTAAAGAATGTGTTGTTTCCTGATTTTGTTGAGACGAGTATTCCAACTGTTGTTGAAACGATTGCATAGTAAATTAGAAATTTTAGCGGTGCTTTATCTGTTGATTTATTCATTTTTTTCACCTCCTTGTACTTATTATAGCACAAGGGGTGGGTTAGGAGGAGTTATGAAGAAAGAATTTATGGATGATGGGTTTTTGATTAAGGATGTTATGGACACCACGGTAGAGATTATTGAGAGGGCTTTTGCTAATCCAGATCTTGTGGATGAGTTTAAGGGTCCTGATGGGGGCAGAGAGCTGCTTTTCAATATGATTTTCATTAGGAGTTTGGGTGAGGTCATTGGCTTTTATGAGTTTATGTACGGGGTTAGTCCAAAGCTTGTTGCAGATTTGCCAACAGGGGACTTACTCAATAGTTTTAGGAAAATCATTGATGGGATTGATGAGACTTTTAAGGCAAAGGATAAGGAGCTTGAGGCTGTTAAGTAGGAGGGGTTATGAAGATTTCAGAAAAGGATGTTGATACTCTTTTGGAGATTAGAAGGAAGTTGTCTCAAGATGATTGGGATTTTATTAATCGTGTTATATGTACGACCATCAATGCCAGAACTAGGTCTGAATTAACTGATTCTGAGATTGATGGCATATCCAAGCATCTAAAGGGTTTTATTTAGTTATGAGGTTTAGCTGATGATTGATTTGAGGATTTTATGTCTGGAGATTGAGTTTGAGGGTAGGAGATTTTTTATTCCTATCAGGAAGCGGTTGAACAGGCTTGAGGTTATTAGTTTGTCGGAGCTTGATGATGGTGGCGGGTGCAAGCCTATTGATTTTAAGTATGTAAATCGAACGCCCTTTACTTTTAGGAATGTGTGTTGGGCGGTCGCTTATAACTTAAAGAAGTTCTTCAAGTTCTTGTTTGCCAAGGTTGGTTTTAGGAGGAGTTATGAATTTTAAGGATGTTGTTAATTTAAAGAAATCAGGAGATGAGGCTGGTAAGGACTTTTTGATTAATCAATTTGCAGAAAATCCTGCGGCTTGGCTTTTGTTTTGGGCTTTAAATTCAAATGATTTTTTTGAAAGGGATAGGTTCGATGTGTTAGTTAATATTTTACTCAATTATGAGAAGTTAAGTACGCCTATTCGTATGTATGAGGGCGATAATTAGCCCTCACTTTTTAAGATATTTCAGCTGATGGATTTTTAATTATGAGCGATTGCACTTCAATTAGCTTTGTGAAGTCTAGGTCTTTTGTGGTTGTGTAGAATTGACCTATTTCTGAACTTATTAGCACTTTATAGACTGTTGAAGTTGTTTCATCAAAAGATAAGGGTTTTTGCTCTTTTTCTTCACTGAAATATCCGATGTATTTGATATTTTGTTGGTCAAGTTTGTTTAGTAGACTGTTCAAAATATCTGCAGATATTTTAATCATTTTTATCACCTCCTTATTTTTATTATAGCACTAAATAGCTTTCTGGGATTGTCCACATAAAGTGGACGCTACAATGATTTTAATCGCTATTTAATGCTGGGGGGTAGGTTAGGAGGAGTTATGAGTAGGGCAAGTGAATTAAGTAATTTAATGCTTATGTATGATAAAAAGAGGAGCCAGCTGGAAGCTGAGCTTATGTATACGAGTGATAGTTATGAGAGGTCAATCTTGGAGTCAAGGATTGCTGGACTGTCAGATGAGATTGCTAGGGTCGATAGGGATCTGATGTATGAGGTGGGGGTTTAGGATGGAAGATTGCAAGTGCAAGGATTTATGTAGTCGCTTGGACGAGTTAGAGAAAAAGGTCCAAGCGATTGAAGAGGCTATTTCTTCTCTTCAGAGTGAGCGATTAGATATTGGCCAAGTTGAGTGTCATATTGCTCAAGGACTTGAAGAAGCATTGAAGCAGTTAGGTTGATTACAAGCTCTGGGATTTGGTTTTTAGGATTAGCTTGTTTAATCTTTTTAACTTGATCTTCAAGGACTTGGCTGACAATTTGTTTGGTATCAATCATTTTTATCACCTCCTTGGTTATATTATAGCATTAAATAGCTTTCTGGGATTGTCCACATAAAGTGGACGCTACAATGATTTTAATCGCTATTTATTGCTTGGGGGTGTACATAAAATTTAAGGAGGATTGGTTATGGATTTTAAAGTTGATGAATTTTTTAAAGAGATAGACAGTGTGGCTTTTACACACCACGGTTATTATTGCAAGCACTGCGGCGAAGAGATTTATGTTAAAAACCTAGGCTCTGGCATCTGTGCTATCAGGTGCAAGGGCCAGGCAGGTTTTCATATTGTAAGGGCTGACTCAGTCTTTGAGGCTGAAGAGCTTTATGGAGATAAGAAGTTTGCAAATTGTGAGAGTTTTGGGAGGTAGTTATGAACGCTTTTGATTACAAGGATTTAAATCTTAAATTCGTAAAGCCTGATCCTGAAAAGGACCAAGAGCTTGATCTAAATATGCCAGCTCTCTTGGATCCAGTTCAACTGGCTGAGTATCTTGGGATTGGCGAGAGGGCAGCAAGGAATATTATGAAGAGGCAAGGTTTTCCAAAAGTATTGGTTGGGACTAGGCACAAAGCAATTTTACACTTGGTAGATGATTGGCTAGCCAGTCAAATTAATCAGGATATTACAAGGGGGTAAGTGATATGACAATGACAAAGAGCATGAGAGGGGCATTAAAAAGGATTTTTATATTTGGGACCTTGGCCCTATTAACAATGGTGATTTATAGTGGGTCTTATAATTTTTGGTTAAATTATATGCTGCCGCTGACATTTATAGTTTTAACAATACTTAACTGGGCAAGCCTTGAGCTAATGGGTGAGAGGCAAGAGCAAAGGCTAGATAAGTCAGCTCTTAGCCCTATAAAAGAGGTTAAGTAATGGACGATAGGATATCAAAGGCCTTAGGATTATTGGCCAAATTAAAGAAGCATTTGACCAAGCAGGAGTACAAGACTTTTGCAGGGCAAATTAAGGCTGGAGATATTAAGGGTGCAGCCAAGGGCCTTGAAAGGGTTTTAGATATCAATGGTTAAGGTTCAAATAATATGTGCTGCCCTGTCGATGTTATTCTCAAAGCCTACTCACGACTTCAGCATTTGTGAGGGTTATGGAATTGATCCTGACTTTGCAAAGGCTGTGGCTGTAGTAGAGAGTGGATGGGGGCATGATAGTAGAAGGGCAAGGGTTGATAAGAACTTATTTGGTATGTATGGGAAATCTTTTGACAGTGTAAACCAAGGCATCCATTATTGGTGCAGGCTGATTAAGACGAAATACCCAAAAGATATCAACAGTATAGCGAGGAAATATTGCCAACCGAATAGTGAGGAATGGGCGGCAAAGGTTAGGAGGATAATGTGGAAGCTAAAGAATTGACAGCAGAAGAAAAACAAAGAAACTTGTACAAAACTATTGTGAGATTAGCAAAAAAAGGAAGAACAAAGACTGTAAACGGCACAAAATATAAAGAGATTAAATGCTGGTTGCCTATTGAAGTAATCCCAGAAATTGAGGGATGGGCGGAAAAGTAAGGAGGATAATATGAAAGCTGAAAAGCAAAAAATATACATTCTTTATGACTGGATTGATGATGAGGTGATAATGGTTAGTTTTGATAAAAACTCAATTTTTGCAAAAGTCGGTCAAGATGCTATGACTGGAGTCGATATTAACGATTATTGTTTAAAGAGTGCATTTATATCAGATTTAAATGATGAATGCTTATAGAGTTGAGTAAAACGGAGTAGAGTTGAGTGAGTAAACAAAGGGATATTTACACGGAGATTGCTTTGAGGCAATTGAAGTTTCAAAGGCAGATTGACGAAGAGAGGCGGACTGGGAGACGATTTTACACGAAAGACGGTGAAATGCTTTTTAACAGTCCAAGCAAGGAAAAATTAAAAGTGAAGAAAAAGAGATAGGAGGAATTATGGAAGACAGAGTTGAATTAATTGAATTGACAGATGACATGGACCTAGAATTTTTAGGCCTTGACTGCGACGGCGATTGCGAAGACTGCGATTGCCAAGAAGAAAAAGAAGAGCAGCAAGCTTTTATTATTGATGATGATAAAAAGGCAAGCTGGGCTTTAAAAAAATATAAGCTGCTTGAGATTGAAGAGGAGCGAAAGAAGAATTTGGTCAAGGATGAAATTGACAGATTAAAATTCTGGCTGGATCAAGAACAAGAAAAAATTGAAAAAAGAAAGGCTTTTCTTTCCCAAAGTTTAAGCGGATATCTTTACCAATTGAGAAAAGATAATCCTAAAGCAAAAATTGATACACCATTTGGTGCGGTCACCACACGCAAACAACAAGCCAAATGGACATACGATGATGAGACGGTTATTAAGTTTTTGCACCAAGCAGAAATGAACGAATTTATAAGAGTTAAAGAGGAAGTTGAAAAGACTCCACTTAAAAAGGCCCTCAAGGTAGTAGATGGTAAGGCATATACAGAGGCTGGCGAAGAGGTCGAGGGCATAACAGTCACAGACCAAGGCGAAGCTTTGAGTATAAAGACGATATAGGAGATGGCGAGATGTTAACATATAAAGAACTACAAGAGATTTTAGAAAAATATGATCTATATATACAAAGGCTTGATTATGATTATGCGATTTGTGATAAAGACAAGAATATAATTGCCACTGTGAGCAGAAAGGATAAATCCAAATTTAAGGTTTCTTTTTCGTTTAGCAATTATGCAAAAGAATGGAGCATGGATGATACCGAGGAGATTGCATGGGCTATTAGCCAATTTGCCTGCTCACCTATAGACGAAAGAGATATCCAGCAAAATTACTATATAAGGAATTTTAAGACTGGAAATTATTTGAAGCGGATACCTACTCCTAGGGGTGGACATACTTTCATCAAATACACTAGCGAAAGAGATATATTTACCGAAGAAGAAGCGGAGAAAATAGAAGAAGAATTTTCGGCTAAACTTGAAAAGATTAAAGTTCAAGATGATATTGGCCTTATAACAAAGTGGAGAAAGCTATATATGGTTACTGCTGACACTTATGATGGCGACTATGATGACCATGGAGCAGAGATTTGTTTCTTTGGAGTTTATGGAACAGAAAAAATGGCCAGGGAGCGAGTAGAGTTTTTAAAAGGTATTGGCCACCGTTATGCCAAGTACAGAGAAGTTAGGCTTAATGCCAATGAATATGAATATTTAGGTGGATATATAGACGATTAATTAAATTAAGGAGGATATTATGGATAATAACATTATGATAGTTGAAGGTTTTGACGCTAATGCACTTAGCGGTCAATTACAACAAATTACGAAGTTTCAACAAGCTGTGCAAAATCAGTTTCAACAAAATATGGACTATGGAGTTATACCAGGGACTAGCAAGCCAACACTTTTAAAGCCAGGGGCAGAAAAAATTGTTATGCTTCTTGGTTTAAAGAGTCATTTTGAAATCGTAGAAAGCACTAGGGATTTTGAAAACGGCTTTTTCCAATACCAAATCAAGTGTAAATTGATAAAAAACATTGATGGCCAAGATGAGGTCATAACAGAGGGCCTTGGTTCGTGCAACACAATGGAACGTAAGTATCAAAAATCAAGTCCTTATGATTTAGATAACACTGTTTTAAAGATGGCAAAGAAGAGGGCCCTGGTGGATGCTGCTTTAATGGTTGGGTCTTTATCAAATGTCTTTACTCAAGATATTGAAGACATGGACCTACAAGGCAACACTTATTCAAATGCACAAAGGTATTATACGGATAATGACGGGACAATTTCTCAAGCACAGGCAAAGAGAATGTTTGCCATTGCCAAGGGTGATAGTAACCTTGTTAAGGCTGTTATGGAAAGATATGGATATAAGGGTTCATCATCTGATGTTAAAAAGACTGACTACAATAAGATTTGTGATGAAATTGAAGCAGGGGTCAAGGCTATTGAAGATGATTTAAAGAACTTGAACCAATCTATGGCTGACGAAGAAAAGACGGAGATCTAATCGGTCTTTTAAATATATGCAAGGTGCGTTTTTAAGCGTGCCTTGCTCTCCAAGAGGAGATTGTTATGGAAAAGAATATACAGGGTTATTTTTCTCACGATAGCAATGCTAGGAATGATACCAAGATTTTAAATCTTAGGGCCAAGCTTGGTGCTGAGGGATATGGAATATATTTCATGCTGCTAGAAAGATTAAGAGAGGACTCTGACTACATGAGTGTCACTGATTATAATGCTATAGCCTTTGACCTTCGTGTAGATGCAGGGAAAGTAAAATCTGTCGTTGAAGATTTTGGGTTATTTGCTTTCACCGAAGATGGTGCGTGCTTCTACTCCGAAAGCTTCCGCAGAAGAATGTCTCTTAAAGATAATAAGGCAAATGAAATTTCAGAAAAAAGAAGAAAAGCCGCCAACAAAAGATGGCAAGGCGAAAAAGAAAAACAAGAAAATATTGAAAATCAAGGTCAAGAATGCAAAAGCAATGCAAGTGCAATGCAAATGCATGCAAAAAACATGCAAAACGATGCTAAGAAAAGAAAAGAAAAGAAAAGTAAAGAAAATAAAAGTAAAACATACACACACAGAGATATTATTATGCAAAAAATTAATGAATACACACAGAGCAAAGAACTTATTGATTGTTTGTGTATGTTTGTAGATTTAAGATTTAAGAGAAACAAGCCTTTTGATGAGGCTAGCTTTGAGCTATTCTTAAAACAGCTTGACACTATGAGTAAGGGCAAGGATGAGGATAAAATCATTATGCTTAGAAATGCATTGATGAATGGGTGGGAGAATATTTATCCACTAAAGGCAAGTGATAAGGCCAAGATGGGTAGCTTTGATTACTCAGACAAAAGGCAGACTGACGGCATGAGCGATGAAGAGCTTGACGAGCTTTTAAGGTACAAGGGAGATTGAGTATGAGATACAGCAAATACAATGCCAAGAAGGTTGAGATCGATGGCATCCCTTTTGATAGCATGAAAGAGGCTGCTAGATACAAAGAGCTAAAGCTATTAGAGAGGGCTAAAGAAATTACGGACCTTGAGCTGCAGCCTAAGTTTGTACTACTTGATAGCTTTTACTATGATGGCAAGAAAGAGCGTGAGATCTCTTATGTTGCTGACTTTAAGTATTTTGATAAGGCTAAAAGCAAGATCATTGTTGAAGATGTCAAAGGTTTTAAGACTGATGTCTATAAGATCAAGCGTAAGCTTTTTTTAAGCATGTATTGCGGAGACGGTATTTTATTTATTGAGTCATGAGGGGGTTCTATGGATATTAAGCGTGAGCTGGATTCTATGAGGTACTTAGAGTTTGCCATTAGGTCAAAGAATCGCCAGCTTGAAGAGTTAAAAGAATTAAAGACGAGCATTAGATCTCCCGTTATTACTGGTATGCCTAAGTGCCAGTCCTTTGAGTCTAGAGACAAGCTTGAAGAGCTCTTGGATAAGATTTGCAGGTTAGAGAGGGAAAAGGCAGACGAGATTGAGGAGCTTGTAGACAAAAAAGCCTACTGGTCTGAGCAGTTTAGGGGATTAGATACTGAGGAGTCCACGGTTATGGAAATGAGGTATTTTGAGAGCATGAAGTGGTTCGAGATTGCGGACGAATTGAATTATGGAAATACGGCAATACATAATATTCACCGTAGAGCCCTTGCGAACCTAAAAAAATTAATAAATTCTTAAAAGTGCGTACTAAAATGTACTAAAGTGTATAGAAGTGCACTATCTTTTTGTGGTATTATTAGAGTGGAGAAAGTGAACGAGATGAAATCCATAATTTTCAGAATTTTCATATATCCTCCTAAATTCATTTTAATTTTACGACTGAAAGAAGCACTTACCGTGGTGGGGTGCTTTTTTCATTGCCAAGAGAAAGGTGGTGGTGTATTTGTCAAAGAAATTAACAATTAAACAAAAAAAGTTTGCTGATGAGTACATCATCAGTGGAAATGCAAGCGAAGCTGCAATTAAAGCTGGTTACAAAGAAAGTAGTGCTAGAAGCATTGGAAATGAAAACCTGACAAAACCTGACATTAAATCCTATATAGACGAGAGGATGAAAGAGCTTGACGATAAGAAAATTGCAGAGCAAAAAGAGGTCTTGGCTTTTTATACTTCTGTAATGCGTGGAGAGGTAAGAGAGCCTATGGCTATTTCAAATGGCATGGGCGAAGACATAAAGATGGTTATTCCGAGCGCTGCAACTAGGAAGAGTGCAGCAGATAGCTTGGCAAAAGCACACGGCATGTTTATACAAAAGCTTGAGATTGAGGCTGAGACTGTTGTCATTAAGGATGATATTGATGAGTGAGATTAATGTTAGCCTAAAAGAATTGATCGCGCCTAAGTTTAGAGAGGTCCACAGGGCCATTAAAAAGGGTGATCACACTTATTATGTACTAAAAGGCGGCAGGGGAAGTGGCAAGTCTACTACTGTTGCCATTGAGCTAATCCTAGAGCTTATCAAGTATCCTATAACGATTTTGTGTGTAAGGAAGGTCGGCAACACCTTGGCTGAGAGCTGCTATGAGCAGTTAAAAGAAGCTGTTTCGATGATGAAGCTGGACAGGTATTTTAGATTTAATCAAAGTCCTTTGAGAATTACTTACAAGCCTAGAGGCAACACCATTATATTCAGGGGCGCTGACGATCCATCCAAGATTAAGTCAATCAAGATGAGCAAGTTTCCAATCACAACTTTGTGGATTGAGGAGCTGGCAGAGTTTAAGACCGAGGAAGAAGTCTCATCAATTGAGCAGTCAATTTTAAGGGCGGAGCTTGCAGAGGGTTTGGAGTACAAGATTATTTATTCATACAATCCACCGAAAAGAAGACAGTCTTGGGTCAATAAGAGATTTGAGACTGTCTTTCAGCCAGACAATCTCTATTTGCACAAGTCGACTTACTTGGACAATCCTTATATATCAAAAGCTTTTATTGCTGAGGCTGACCATGTAAAAGAGATGAAACCCTTAAAATACAAGCATGAGTATTTGGGAGAGCCTATTGGCTCTGGTGTAGTGCCTTTTGATAATTTAGTCTTTAGGGAACTGACGGATGCCGAGGTTAAAAACTTTGACAATATCCGTATGGGCCTTGACTGGGGTTATGCTACAGATCCTCTTGCATGTGTGAGGTTACACTATGACAAGACCAGGCGGAGGATTTATATTTTTGATGAGCTGTACAGGGTTAAAATGAGTAACCGTGAAGCAGCAGAAGAGATAAAAAAAAGAGCTTGGACAGATGTTAGGATTATTTGTGACAGTGCCGAGCCTAAGTCCATTGAAGAGATGAGAGGCTATGGCCTGAAATGCGACGGAGCAAAAAAGGGCCAGGGTTCTGTGGAGTACGGAGAGAAATGGCTTGATGATTTAGATGCTATTGTCATTGATCCCAAGAGATGTCCTAATGCTACCAGGGAGTTTGAGAATATCGATTACGACACGGATAAGGACGGCAATGCACTTAATAGGCTGGTGGACAAGGATAATCACATAATAGATGCAGTACGCTATAGCCTAACTCTTGATATGAGGCAGAGCAAATTTTCTTTTGATTAAGGAGTAAAGATGGATATAACAAAATTAAACAAGGATGAATTAATCAAATATATTGAGGCGAAAATTTCAGACTTCCAGCTAACAAGAGAGGCTATGGAGGAGTCAATAAAGTATTATAATTACGAGCAGGATATACTCCTTAAAAAGAGGTGTACAATCGGTAAGGATGGATCAATAAAGACTATTGAAAACCTGCCCAACGCTCGTATTATTGATAACCAATACAAAAAGGCGGTAGACCAAAAGGTCAATTACTTATTTAGCCAGCTGCCCTCTGTTAAGTGTGAAGATGAAAGCTATCAGGAGTTGGTCCAAGAGCTGTACAACAACAAATTCTTGAGGACACTTAATAAGATTGCTCTTGAGAGTTACCTATGTGGAATTTCTTGGATGTATGTGGCCAACGAATCTGGCAAGCTTTCTATGATGAAGATGGACTCGACGGAGATTATCCCAATTTGGTCAGACAGAAACCACGAGAGTATTGAGGCTATTATTAGAGTTTATCAGACGGAAGACTTTAAAGACGGAGCCATCAAGATGGTTGATAAGGTGGCCTTGTACACGAAAGATGATGTTAAAATATTTCTAAGAGATAAAGACTATACAGAGATTAAAGAAGAGGGTTACCTTGAAAAAGATGGGTTAAGATACAGCTTTGGCAAGGTGCCTTTTGTTTATTTTAAGAGCAATTCAAGTGAGATGCCTTTGCTTAAGAGGGTTAAGAGCTTGCAAGATGCTATTAATGCAATATTATCTAATTACTACGACAACATGCTCGAAGACCCAAGGAACTCGATTATAATTTTAAAGAATTATGATGGGGAAGACTTGGGTGAATTTAGACAAAAGCTTGCCCAGTACGGGGCGGTTAAAGTGTCTACTGGTGTTGACGGGGCTGACGGAGATGTTGAGACTTTAGAGGTCCAAGTCAACAGTGAAAATTATAGGCTGATACTTGATTTGCTTAAAGAAAAGTTAATTGAAAATGCTATGGCTTTTGATATGAAGCAGGACAAGACGGGCAATGCTCCAAATGAGCTAAACATTAAGAGCGCCTATTCAGATATGGAATTGGACGCAAATCAAACGGCCCTTGAATTTACTGCAAGCCTTGAACATCTTGAGGGTTTCTTGAAACAAATAAAAGGGATCGATAAGGACGATTTATTGACCACTACAGAGTTTAGAAGAAACCTCATGATAAATGACGAGGCAACTGTTAATATGATTGCTCAAAGTGAGGGCTTATTATCCAGGAAGACTTTACTATCAAGGCATCCATTTGTGGATAATGTTGACGAAGAGCTGAGAGCCTTGGAAGAGGAAGACGAGGAAGAGATGGGCGACTATCTTATAGACGGCGGCGAAGATGAAGAAGCAGGACTACTTCAATAAAAGACTTGAGGCTATGCTCAAGGGAGATATAAGGCGGTCTAAAGTAGCACAGATAAGGATCAAGAGGGGTTACAAGAAAGCCTTTCAGCTGATCGAAGATGATATTGCAAAGTATGTAGCCAGGTTATCAAATGACCTAGAGTTGGACCTTAAGACCTTAAAAAGAAAGATGACCAAGGATGAGATATATGCCCTTGCTTCAAGTTTAGGCAATGAAGAGGATGTTATGTCCAGATATGAGAATTTATCCTATGCTGAGGCAATAAGGCTGGAGATGGTTAAGAATGTTAAAGATATGGCCAAGGAAAATGAGAGCTTGATTTTTGAAAACTTATTCAAGACCTATGAGCACAATTATTACAGTGCATCTTATCTTTTGTATAGGACTATGGATGATTTTTCTTTTACAAAGAGGGTGACGAGAGAGTATTTTGATTGGATGGCAAAAAAGCCGTGGACCTCTGATGGCAAGACTTTTTCTAATAGAATATGGAAGGACCAAGAGACCTTGGTTGATGAGTTATACAAGGAATTTATTGTTGCTGCGACTAGGGGGGCAAACTTCAAAGAAGCCTCTAGGAGAATGTCAAGGAAGATGAATGTTAGCTACAAGAAATGCTTGAGGCTTTTAAACACTGAGGACAGTTTTTTCTCTAACAAGGCAGTTATGGATGCTTACAAGAAAACAACAGCTGATGAGTATATGATACTGGCAACACTTGACAGGCGGACTTGTGAGATATGTGGCAGCCAAGATACCATGCACTATGAGATTAAAGATGCTAAGATTGGTGTAAATATGCCGCCATTTCATCCAAATTGCAGGTGCACAACAACAGTCTATTTTGAAGACGACGACTTGCCAAGCGAAAGAATGATGAGGGATGAAAATGGCAAGAGCGTCAAGACTGATTATATGTCCTATGATGAGTGGAAGAAGAAATATGTAGATGATATTTCAGATGAATTCAAAGATATGACTGTTGAAGAAATTGCCAGGGCTTATGGATATGATCCACTCAAACCATCAAAGGTTGTAAGTGTATTAAGAAAAGAGTCTAAAGGCTGGATTGATAAGTTAACTGATGACGAAAAAAGAGCAATCAATAAATACACATATAACGGGGTTGATAAGGATGGATTGAGATTGTTTGAAAAAATTAATGGGTATCTAGAAGGTAGATATAAGCCAGTTGATAAAAAAGAAGAGATTATGCTGTTAAATAATGCTTCTAACATTGCTGATGGATTATTGAAGAATACATTGAAACATGATATAATCGTATACAGGAATGATATTAATCCAGGCAATTTGGAAGGTACTGTTGAAAAGTTTTTAAGTACATCAGTAACAATGAAAGGCACAACAGGTACTAGACCAAATGTAGCAATTATCATTCCTAGGGGTACAAATGGAGCTTATATTGAAGGTTTAGCTGATGACAAGTTTAAAAAACAGAGAGAGTTTTTACTAAACCAAGATACAGCTTTGAAAAAACTATGTACAAATGATAAAATGTCAATATATATAGTGAGGTGATTTTAAATGAAAGAGGTATTAACGGATAAAAAAGTTGCTGAGATTATTCAAGCAAGATATGACTCGGAAAGTTATCACGAATTAACACCTGAGCAAAAAAAACGAGGGGAAGAAAATAGAAAAAAACTTGATGAGTTTATGAGAAAAAGAAGAGAGCAAAGGGAAAAAGAAGCACACTAAATAGATTTTAGATGTGCTTTTTTAGTACTACAGCAGTATTATTGTATAATATTGCATAATTTTTCGCAGTATGCTATAATTTGATTAAGGAGGAGTGGATATGTATAAGGCTTTAGATATTGCTAGATATATTCTCTATATATATACTCAAATGGGACTACCAATAACTAATTTAAAATTACAAAAAATGCTTTATTTTGTTCAAAGAGAGTCTTTAAGAGTGAATGATGAGGCCATGTTTAAAGAAGTTATTGAAGCTTGGCAGTTTGGCCCAGTTGTTCCTGAAGTTTATTATAGATATGCTGGCTATGGGGGCATGAAAATTGAAGTTTTTGAAGACCCTAAAATCTATATAAATTCAAATGATATTAATTTAATTGATAATGTTATAGAGCGATATAAAAATCAAAATCCTTGGCTCATGGTTGACGAGACCCACTCTAGAGGTCTTGCATGGGATAGAGCTTGTAGCAACTGTCAAAGTTTTTACCATCCAATTATTTCTTTAGAAGAGATTAAAAATTATGGATAATAAAGATAATTTAATATTTGAATTTTTGAACAATATAGCTGATGATGAGAATTTGATTAATAACAATCAATTCAATGTAGAAAGATTAGATATTATATGCAATAAATTAAAAGATATATACTCTGATGATTATAGGCATAAGTATTCTAGTATATTTACATTTATAACGGATATTAATAATAAAGAAAATGCCGAACGGCTTATTAATAATCTTATAAATAATTTGAATTGTATTAATGAATATTTTGAAGAAAAAACATGTAATTTAGATGATGATACTAAAAAATCTTTTAAAAAATTGCTGGATCATGTAAATTTAGATGTATCAAGGATAAACTATCTTAAAGGTTTATTAGATTTATCTAAAAGCAAGTTAGAAGAAGTCAAAAAAGATGCTGTGGAAAATCAAGAAAAATTAAATGAGCAAACAAATATACTTAGTAATAAGGTCGATAGGCACACTTATGATATGATTGGAGTTGCATCATTAATATTCTCTGCTTTTTCACTTATGTCAATTAATGTTACATTGTTTGCAGCTATTTCGAGCAGAGAAGGAATTAGCATCTTGAATATAATACTTTTAACATTCCTATTTAATCTTATTACAGTCACATCTATTTTTGTTATATATAAGATGATTAAAGGTATAGCAAAATAGTAGTATATTTTGTTATATAGAAATATTAAACTAAGGCACAGTGATGTGTCTTTTTTATTGCTTGCAATCGTGAGTTAATTGTGCGAAAAGTTACGAGAAATAGCTATATTGCAAGCTTTAATCGTGAATAATCGTTTAAAAATTAAATAAGTTTTATTAAGTAGTTGTCGACACTCTGTCGATAGCTGCTTTTTAAATATAATCTCGAGACAAAACTCGTAAAAATGTGAAAGGAAGTGTTTTTATGACAAGAGAATTTTTAAAGGGATTGGGTTTAACTGATGAGGCCATCGATAAGGTTATGGCTGAGTATGGCAAGAATATCAATCAGTTAAAGGTTGAGAATGAAGAGCTAAGGGAAAAGTCCAAGGGCATTGACGATTTAGAAAAGACAAAGAAGGACCTGGAGGCTGAGCTTAAAAAGGCAAATGATGATTTAAAGGCATCAGGAGACAAGCTAAAAGAAACCGAGTCAGGCTTTGCCAAGTACAAGAATGATGTCCGTCTTGACAAGGCATTGAAGGGCGCAGGCTTTAAGTCTTCAGATATTGCAAAGAGGCTTATTGATGTGGATAAGCTAAAGTTTGACGACGAGGACAAGATTGAGGGCCTTGATGAAGCCATTGAAGCTCTGAAAAAGTCCAACGCCTATCTTTTTGAAAGTGACGAGTCACAAAATGTAGATGAAGGCAGTGGGTCAATGACTTCACACAAGCCTGAATCAAGTAGCGGCGAGCCAAAATCTATGATGGCAAGCCAGATTGATGATGTTTTTAATAGTTAAGGAGGTAATTAAATGACTATTAACACAATTGAGTACGCAAAATTAATGCAAAAAAAGCTTGATCAAGCTGCTATTATTGGAGCTACATCAGGCTGGATGGAAGCAAACGCAGGGGAAGTTATTTATAACGGTGGCGATGAGGTTAAAATTCCTACAATGACCACAGCTGGCCTAGCAGACTATGACAGAGACAAGGGTTTTGTCCAAGGTGGTATTTCTGTTAAATACAATACCTATACACTTACTCAAGATAGGGGTAGGACCTTTATGATTGATGCTATGGATCTTGATGAGTCAGGTTTTGTTGCAACATCAGCAAATGCTATTAAGGTTTTCCAATCTGAACAAATGATTCCTGAAATTGATTCATACAGGTATTCAAAGATTGCTGCAATTGCAGAAAAGGCTGGACAAAACGAAGCTCTTGCACTTACAGCTGACAATGTTGTTAATAAGCTTTTAGAGCACATTATGGCCATCCAAGACCAAATTGGATATGACAAAAACCTTGTCATTACAATTGCTGGTAAGGCATGGGCCCTTTTAAATAACTCAAGCGAATTTAAGAGAGGTATTGCTGTGGATAACTTTAAGCAAGGACAAGTTAATACACGAGTATATAACTTAAATGGCAATATCATTAAACCAGCACCTGCAGGCAGAATGAAGACCAAATATGAAAGCCTTGATGGAACTACATCAGGTCAAGAAAAGGGCGGTTTAAAGGCAGCTGACGATGCAAAGGATATCAACTGGATTATTACTCCTCAATCAGTTCCTATTGCTATTTCAAAAACTGATAAATTAAGAGTATTTACTCCTGATGTTAACCAACAAGCAGATGCTTATAAGATTGACTTTAGGGTTTACCATGATCTATGGATCAAAAAAGGCGACGAAAAATCAATCTTTGTATGTACAGGAGCTTAGTTATGAAGCTAGTTAAAGATAATATTGTTAAAATAACAGATGATCCAGTCAAAATCGAAAAGCTATTAGCTATGGATTATGAAATTGTAGGAGTAGAGGTTGTAGAAGAAGCTGAAGACAAAGAAGTTGAAGACAAAAAGGCTGAAGATAAAGAAGCAGCTGAAGTTGTCAACGAAGAAACAGAGGCTGTAGAAGAAGTAGAAAAGGCAGAGGCTAAGAAAACCAAGAAGACTACATCAAATAAAAAGTAGGTGATAGTATGAGCGAAGAGCTTATTTTAAAGACTATTAACGAAAATCTAATCGATGATGAGGTTAACTTCATCAAAGAGGCAACTTTAAAGGCTCTTGGGAAGCTTAATGCTTATGGTTACGAGGATGTGGATGTTAAAAGTCTTACTATGGCGGCCCTTGAGGTTAGGGAGTTTATCTTAAACTATTGCAACATAGATAAGATACCTAGGGGTCTATTGTATACCTGGGTCAATATGACCTGTGCCAGCTATCTTGATTTATATATCATTAAAAATTATGTAAATATAGATGAAGGAGCTGACAATGCTGCAATAACAGGTGCATTGGCATCTATAACCGAGGGTGATGTGTCTGTCACCTATAAAGACAGTACATCTAGTGATAAGATACTCAATGCTAAGGCCCTTGTAGGCTCTCTTATGAGTGGATATAGGGCCTATCTTACCAGGTATAGGAAATTAGCATGGTAGATATTTTTAAAAGTATAAAAGAAAATGCCGAGAGCTTGATGAAATCATCAGGCTCTTTATATCTTAAGACTGAAAGCGTAGATGACGAAGGCTATACCAGAGAAAGCTACGAGCCTGTGTCAGATTTTAAGTGCAGGCTAAGCTTTGAGACTACTAGCTATGATTTAGATGATAAGAATGCTAAGTCAGACTCAGGGATGACTCTTTTTACTCCTTATGAGGTCCTTTTAGAAGAGGGATCACTGGTTAAGGTCAGGCAAAATGAAGTTGATTATTATCTTGTGACTAGCAAGGTCAAGGCTTACTCATCTCATAGAGAGTACAAGGTAAAAGAGGTGGACAGATGGCTATAAATGTAAATTTATCAGGCTTAAAAGACCTAAGTTCAAGGCTAAAGTCCAGTGGAAAATCTATGGATGAGCTTTTAAGCAAGGTCCTTGAAGATATTGCGGCAGAAGTCATTAAAGAAGCAAAGGATTTGACTCCTGTGGATAGTGGACTTTTAAGAAGGAGCTATTTCTCCAGTTTTAGAAAGGATATGGATGGCTCCTATATTTGTGAGGTCTACAACAACACGGCCTATGCACGCTTTGTGGAAAAGGGCCATAGGATTGTATCAAATGGGGTTACCATTGGCTGGGTTGACGGGGTTTTTATGCTTAAAATATCCGAGCAGAGGGTTAAGAGAGACCTGGATAGGTATGTTAAAAGGTCTGTGGACAGGTATTTAAAGGAGCTGGTCAAATGAATTATAGGATTGATGATAGGCTGATTAAAAATGTAAACAAAAGTCTTAAATCTAGCTTTGGAGAGCTGACTTTTTATGAAAATAATGTCCTTAAGGGTTTAAAGACTCCATGTATATTTTTAAGAATTGCAGATACTTCAATTAAAAGGCTCTTGAATGACAGGCTTAAATTTGACTTTATAGTCAGTGCGACTTATGTGCCTGAAAAAGAGAATTTTAAGAAGAAATTCCCTACTAATATCCAAGATATTCAAATGAAGCTCTTGGCTGCTTTAGAAAAGATAGACACAGAGACAGGATCCGTATATGCAAGTTATGTGAGCTGCGAGACTAATTATGATGAATTTGGCCTAACGATAAACGCTATGGCGACATACTCAATAACTTATCACACAGTCAGAGATAAGAATTACATGCTTAAGCTGGTTGAAGAAGGGAGCGTTAAAGATTGAAGAAAGAAGTGGAAGCAAGGTACACAAAAGAAGACATCAAAAATGCAATCAGCCTTGATTACAATGTTGATGTTTTAGATGTGGTCCTAGAAGACGGAGAAGCTTATATCTTAAATGAGGTGGATAAGCTTTATAAAGATTTTATTAAGAAAAAGGAGGTTAAATAATGCTAGGTGGAGGAAATTTTTTAACTCAAAACAAGGTTTTACCAGGCACCTATATTAACTTTGTGTCAGTAAGAAGGCCATCAAATATTTTTGGCGAAAGAGGTTATGCCACTTTTGCTATGCCGCTAAGCTGGGGAGATGAACTCATTACCCTATCCAAGGATGAGCTGCAAAAAGATAGCCTGAAGCTACTGGGTCTATCTTATGATGATGACCGATTGAGACCAGTTAGAGAGGTTTTATTAAATGCAAAGACACTTTATTTATATAGACTTAATGGCAGGGGAGAAAAGGCAAAAAATACCATAAATGGCCTGACTTTGACTGCAAAGTATGCTGGTGCTGCTGGCAATAATATTGAAGTTGCCTTTAAGGAAGATATTGACAATAAAGACAATATTATTTTTGATCTATACTTCTTTGGCAGAAAGGTCTTAAGTGAAAAGGTTAAAAAGACAGAGGCTATTCCAAGTAATGATTATATAGATATAAGCGGCAAGGCTAATTATACAGACCTAAGTGGAGAGCCAAAGGCCCTGCAAGGCGGTACAGATAAAGAAGTTAAAGCTGAAGACCATAGTGAATACTTAAAGACTATTGAGAGCTATTACTTCAATACCATTGGCTATGCAGGCTCTGATGACAAGATTAAGAGCCTCTATGTAAGCTTTGTAAAGAGAATGAGAGACGAGGTTGGCAAGAAGTGCCAAGCAGTCTTACACAAAAAGGCTGCTAATTATGAGGGTGTAATTAATGTTACGAGCTCAGCCAAGGAAGAGCCAGCAGGCTTTGTATATTATGTGCTGGGTGTTTCTGCTGGCTGCGATGTTAACAAGGGCCTAGATAATAGCTTGTATTTAGGTGAGTATACTCTCTCAGACAAGCTTGCTCAAAGGGATCTTGAAAAGGCTATTATTAATGGAGAGTTTATTTTCCATAGGGATAATGATGACATCAGGATCCTTGAAGATATCAACTCATTTACTGAGTTTACCAAGGATAAAAATCATGACTTTGCTCAAAACCAAGTTATTAGAGTCCTTGACCAAATTGCCATGGATATTGCCAAGATCTTTAACTCTATGTATATTGGCAAGGTACAAAACAACGAGGATGGAAGAATTAGCTTGTGGGCAGATATAACCAATCATGCAAAGACTCTTGAAAAGCTCGGAGCTATTGAAGATTTCGTGCCTGATGATGTTGTTGTTAAAGCTGGTCACGATAAGGATACTGTTGAGGTTGATTATCTGGTTAAGCCTATTATGGTCATGAGAAAGCTTTATATGATCGTTAGGGTTAAATAAGGAGGTTTAATATGACTGAACAAAGAATTATGCCAGCTCATGAGGCTATTGATGGTCGACATGGTAGGGCTTATGCAACGATCAAGGGGAAGAGGTATTTGCTCTTTCAATTAAAAAACTTTGATACAAAGACAGAGAAAAATAACATTGAACTTCAAAGGCTTGGGACTACTGTTGCAGGTAACTTAACCAGTGGCATTAAACTGGGTTGGGAAGCTGAAATGTATTACAACACAGATATTTTCAGAGCCCTTGCTTTAGAATATATAAAGACTGGCAAGGAAACATATTTTGACTTGCAAATCACCAATGATGACCCTAACTCTACTGCAGGTAGGCATACAATTATCTTAAGGGATTGTAAGATTAATAATATTTCAATGGCACTTTTAAATGTCGACAATCAAGTTTTATCTGAAAAGGTTGATGGGACTTGTGAAGATATTGATGCACCAGAACTATTTAAAGTGTTGGAGGGAATGAATGAGTAGATTAGATAGCTTTTTAAAGGTCAATGTAAAGGATAGCGAAAGGACCAAGGATGTGTTAGTTTCAGATAGATTTGAAGCTCCTGTAACAATTAAACTCTTGAGCCCTAAAGAATTGTCGCGGTGTCAAGAAATGGCCGTGTCAATCAGGGGCAAGAAGCCTTATTTTGACTCAAATGTATACAATATGGAGATTTTAAAGGCTTCAATTGTAGAGCCTGATTTAAAAGATGCTCAGCTTCAAGACTCTTATGGAGTTATGAATGAGGAAGACCTTATTAACGAGATGTTTACTGGGGCAGAATTTGTAAGACTTACAACACTCATTAATGAGTTTAACTCACTTGATGAAGGGGTTAATGAAAAGATTGACAAAGCAAAAAACTAATTAAGACGGACGATGATGCATCGCTTGGTTATCATCTCTTTGTTTTTACTAAGGGAAGGATTTGTCCTCGCGATATTTCCTCTATGACCTTAGAGGAAAAGGCTATGTACTGGGCGATGCTTTCAATGTATGCTAAGGAAGTGAAGGAGGCAAGTAAATAATGATTAGTACCGAGATTAGACTTTTTGACTCTATGTCACCTGTCCTTAAAAATATTATTTCGTCTGTCGACAATGTTATTAAAGCTATGGAAGACTGCGCCAGGTCTTCTGAGGGCATGATTGACACAAGAGGCATTGAAAAAGCCAGAGATCAAATGCAGGGTGCACTTGATGGTATATACAAGTACGATGAGGCCCTCATTGAAATGAAGATTAACAGTGAAAAGTCTAGTGATTCAATTGATGGTCTGTCTCACTCAATAATGAACAATGAAGGAGCTATGGGCAAGGCCATTGGAACTGCCAAGAAGCTTTTGGGAGCTTATCTGTCCTTTCAGGGGGTCAAAAAGTTTGTTGAAGCTGCAGATGAGTTTCAAAATGTAAGCACTAGGCTGGGCATGGTTGCTGCTAGCTTTAAGGCCAATGAAAAAGATTTGTCTGGAGACCAGCTAATATCCAAGATTAGGCAGAGTGCTGCCGCGTCTCGTGGTGAATTTATGATGACAGCTGATGTCATCAGCAAGCTTGGTATGCAGGCAAGAAATGCCTTTGGCTCTTCAGATGAGCTGATAACTTTTGCTGAGCAATTAAACAAAAACTTTAAGATAGCAGGCACAGATGCGGAAGGGATCAGGTCCGTTATGTATAACTTGACTCAGGCCCTCGCTAGCGGTGTGCTTCGTGGCCAAGACTTCAATGCTGTTATGTCTAATGCTCCTATTATACTTGAAAAAGTTGCTGAATATATGGGAGAAGATATAAGTCAGATTAGAAAACTTGCTGAAGAGGGCAAACTTTCTAGTGAAGTGATTAAAAATGCCATGCTTGCAAGTGCTGAAGAGACTAATAATGCCTTTAAAGATATGCCAAAGACCTTTGCGGACATAATGACTGATATTAAAAACAGGGCCCAAGCGGCTCTCAGCAAAGCCTTTATTAAGTGGGAAGAGCTCTTAAATAATGATAATATGCAAAAGACTATCGAGTTTATCATTAATAGTTTGGTGACACTTGTAGATATAGCTTCAGACATAATAAGTGTATTTATTGATATACTTGGACCTGTTTTGAGTGTCCTTGGAGAAATACCAGGCATAATTGAGACTGTAGTAATGGCTTTCTTTGCTTTTAGGGGAGCAACGCTTGCGGTCAATGCTGCCATGGCTTTATTTAATGCAACTTGCAATGCCAATCCTATAATTCTGATAGCGACAGTAGTCTTAACTCTAATAATGCTTACCATCAGATGGATCCAATCAGTTGGCGGATTAACTATAGCCTGGCTTAAGTTTAAGCTGGCCGTTATGAATATATTTAGCGTTTTGTATATGGTAATCGCTGGATTTATGGGCGGGGTTGCCTCGGCTATATTGGGAGTTGTATCAATGGTTTTAAATGCGGTCCAATCTATTGTAAATGGAGTAATTAAGACCTTTAACTTTTTGATTAAAGGAATTAACCATATACCTGGTGTTAATGTTGGACTAATTGGCGAGGCAAAATTTGCAGATAATTACGATGAGTGGTCCAATAAAATCAGGGATAAGATGGGAGATGGCCTTGTTGCAAAAGCAAAAGAGCTCTCAGATAAAACAGCTGGCATAGAAAATGAAATTAAAATCAAACAAGATGAAATTGCCAAGCAGAAGGAAGCTGAAAAGGCTAATACTCTAGGCGATATTAGTGTTCCAAAGTATGAAGATATGTTAGGAGGTATGGGCAATGACCTTGCCAAGGCTAGCGGTGCTGCAGGCAGTATTGATAAAAAGCTTGATGACGGCCTAGAGGTAAGCAATGAAGATCTAAAAGAAATTAAGGATGTTATGTTTCAAAGGGCCATTCAAAATCTATCCTGGGATAAGATCGATGTCCATGTGGACAATACTTTTGGAGATGTCCACGAGACTGCGGACACAGATTCAATTATTAAGTCGATTGAGGATGGTTTGTATGAGGCTGTAGAAAGGGTAGGTGTGATGGCTTAATGAGAGCACATGATTTTTATATTAATAACTTTAAGCTGCCTATTACTCCATCTAGTATCAAGGTTGACTATAAGGGGAAAAATAAAACAATAGATCTCTTAAATGGGGATGAATACAATGTTTTAAAAAAGCCATCTTTGACCAGTTATAGATTTGATTTTTTTCTGCCTCGTGATTATGCGCCAATAGTTGGCACATATATTGAGCCTTTTACTGTGGTTGACGGTATTGAAAAGCTGATGAAAGAAAAGAAGATAATCCCATTTATTATCATCAGATATGATAGGGGTTTAAAAAATTCAATCATCAAAAAAGCAACAGTTGAGGATTTTTCTTATGAAGAGTCTTCAGATAAGGCTCCTGGACTTATGGCATCCATTACTTTAAAGGTCTATATACCACTTAAGACCAAGGTCCTAAGTGCTAAGAGTGACGGGGACATAACGACACTTACAGAAGTTAGCACTGTGGAAAGGTCAGTCTTGGATAAGGTTAAGGTAAGACCGAGCGAGCCTTTAAATGTTGCCATGAGGCGGGGTGGAATTGATCTAAATAATTATGAGAGCATAAAAAGTAAAAATAATATTGGCAGTATAAGAGATGATCTGTCAGGCAGGACAATAGATTTGAAATAGAGGGAAGAGGCGGCCCTCTTTTTTTACATAAGGGGGTAGAGTCTTTGTATAAAATAATAATTACATCCAGGGGTGTGACCTATGAGCCTATTGTAAAGGAAAATTTTACAATAAAGCGCAGCATGAATTTTGAACCTTCAACATTAACTTTTGAATTGGTGAAGGATGAGATTATCAGCTATAGAGAGGGTGACAATATAAAGGTATATGACGAAGATGGCAATATGATTTATACAGGTTATATTGTAAGCAAGTCCAGGGATAAGAAGCAGATTATAAAAAATACATGCTATGATTCTATGTGGTATTTTAAGAATAAGGACACAATGAAGTTTGATGACATGACTTATAGCGAAATCATCCAAGAAGTTTGTGGGCACCAGGGAATGATAACTGGAGAGATTGAAGATACTGGATATAAAATCAAGGGGGCTATCCATAGAAATAAGGAATATTTTACTATTTTTAAGGATGCCTATGATATGACCTTGGCCCACAATGGGGTTATATTTACTCTATTTGATGAAAATGGGCGGATCACTCTTAAAAAGCCAACTTCAATGATGGTTGAAAGGGCAATTACATTTGATAATGCTTGTAATTTTAACTACAAGACCAGCATTGAAAATTCGTATAACAGAATTAAATTATCCCATAATGATGATGACAAGCAAAACCTTAAATACTATATAAAAGAGGATATGAACCACATTAAGGAGTGGGGACTTAGGCAGTTTATGGCCGAAAGCTCCAAAACAGAAGATATGGATGGGAAGGCGGCTAGATTGTTGGAGTTATTAAATAGAAAAGAGCGTACTCTTGAGATTAAAGACTGTATTGGCAATTGGGAAGTAAGGGGCGGGTCTTTGATCCCTGTTGTTTTGGGAGCAATAGGAGACATTGTGGTTAATTCTATGATGTTTGTATCAAGTGTAAATCACAAGGTTAAGGGCGGCATCCACTTAATGGATGTCAAAGTATACAACAAAGACATAATGCCACTGGGAGGTAAGTAGATGTCCACTAATTTAAAGGGAGTAATTGAAAAGATTGCAAATGGTGTTATTGAAGAAAAGAATATGGCCAGAAAGGTTTTTGCCAAGCTAACAAAGGTAAATCCACCTACCTTTAAGCTCTATGATAATCTGGAGGTGTCAGGCGCTTTTGTAATTACACCTAAATATAGGGTTTTTACAGCAAATGACATTGGCAAGGACTTTGTATTGGAGGAAGACCTTGGTGGTCAAAGGTATTTTTATTGCTATGAAGCTGCAAATGTTGGTGAGAACGGGATCCCTTATAGATGGACGGGAACAATTCCAAGCTGCGATTTAGTTGGGAACTGCAGCTGTGGCCATGAGGTCCATATTTATAGCGGTGTTTTAAATGAGATTGTTCATAAGGAGGGCCTAGATTGATTCCTCAAGTTGATAAAGAAATTAATGAGCTTTTAAAAGACAAGATTGAAATAGAAAGAGTAAAGCCTTCAAAGACTTATAAGATGGACATAGAAAGAGAGAGGATTTGGGGGCACTGTGACGATATAGAGGCCCTCAAGCAAGCTATATATAAGGAACTCAATACTGAAAAGGGCGAATATGTAATATATGGCGAGTATGGATTAAAGAAAAAAGATCTCTTTGGAAAAGAGAAAAGGTGGGCCTATATGATTTTGACAGATAGGATAAGGGACGCATTAATTGATGATGACAGGATAAACGAGGTCCACAGATTTATATACAATGAAGAAATGTCACAAAAGGATAATGTGTGCCTGTCTTTTACAGTAGATAGTATATATGGAGAATTTGATATGGATAGGCTTGTCCTATCAATTTAAACACTAAAAAAGCTCATGATTAGATTTCATGAGCTTTTTTAGTACCTCCTAATAATTTTTAATTAATTATTTTGGTAGTTGCCTTTCCGAATAGGACTTTATTTGGTGCATATTTAATGTCTGATCTTAGTTTAGCATAAGTTTGATTGATTGTCAAGCGATTTAAAAACTCCTTTATGCTCTAAAGATTTCAATTTGACTCAAATTCGGATTTTGCCATAAATTTTAAAAAATATGCTTGATCATTTTAAATTTCAGTTATAAAGATTATTTGTTGTTTTGGTCTTTACGATTTATGCTGATAATTAATGAAATTAGCGATATTAAAACCATCGCAACTTCGTAGTTTGACATTCTATGTGCACCTCTTTCACTTTGAGAGGTCGTTTTGTATATTATATCATTATAAATAAATTATTTCAATTAGGAGGTGATTTGCATTGCCTAAATTTTATGCAGAGGACATACTGAAAAGATGTATGTCTAGGATATCAGATGATATGGACAAAAGAGAGGGCTCGGTTATATACGATGCTTTGATGCCTGCTTGTATGGAGCTTGAAGCTTTGTATTTTGAGCTTGACGAATTATATAAAAATGCCTTTGCTGATACTGCTGACTTCAATCACTTGAAGAAGCTTGGCAGAGAAAGAGGTATAGAAGTATACAGGGCAAGCAAGGCTCTTGTAAGAGGAGAGTTTTCTGACAAGGTGAATAAGGGCGATATATTTACTATAAATAAATTAAGATTTATTGTTACTAGTGATTGCCAGGAAAAAGGATCCCTCTTTGAAGCTGATTTAATAGCAGAGAGACCAGGAAGTCAGTACAATATTCAAAGTGGTTATTTAAACGCCTTGTATGGATACTATGAAGTAGCTAGAATTAAAGAGCTTTTGAAGCCTGCTAGAGATGACGAAAGTCAGGAAGAGTTTAGAGAAAGATATTTTAAAGAAGTTAGGAAGAAAAACTTTGGCGGAAATATTGAAGACTACGAACGCTGGACTATGGCTCTTGATGGTGTTGGTGCTGTTAAGGTATTTCCAATTTGGCAAGGCGGCGGCACAGTAAAAGTTGTAATTTCAGGGTCTGATGGACTTAAACCATCAACAAAATTAATTGATGATGTGCAGACGGCTCTTGATCCTGTTAAGAATCAGGGCAAGGGAGTCGGGATTGCTCCTATTGGCCATACAGTTACTGTTAAGGGGGCTGATGAAAAGCTGGTAAATATAGCTTTAAAACTTGTTTTTCACGAGGGATACAACAAAGACAACACAGACAATATTGTCAAAAAAGTTTTAGAAGAATATATCAAGGAAGTTAGAGATGGCTGGGGGAAAAGACCTTTGGTTCTAAGAAGTTCTAATTTAATCAGTAGGTTTTTGGAGTATGATAAATACTTTGTTGACTGCGAGTATGTGTCTTTTAATGATGAGAATATACGGCTGACCTTTGCAGAAGAGGAGATCCCTATACTTGGTCAAGTGACTTATCTTGATAAGGCTCCTGAGGGCATGTGTAAGGCATAGGGGGCGATTAAAATTAGAAAAGTTGAATTATTAAATTATACAGACTATGAGGTCATAGGTAAGGCTCGGGAATTTTACGCTAGAGTTGAGGCGGAAAATCCCGAGTTTAATCTTATGTGGGATGAGTTTTACAGAACTCTAAAAAACACCTTGATTTTAGAGGCTGACGAAGAGGGGATTAGTCGCTGGGAAGATATGCTTGGTATCATACCTATGGGCAGTCTTGAGGATAGAAGATTAAAGGTGTTTTTAGAATGGAACTCCAATGTTATATGGACTGATAGGACTTTAAGGCGGTTTCTAGACTTATTTTTAGGCAAAGATACTTATGAGATGGAACTGATCTATGATAAGTACGCTTTAAAGATTAAGGTTTACTTTGGGACCACTAATGTTACAGCAAATGTACTGATGGATGAACTTAGAAGAATTATTCCTGCTAATATTGCCATGTTTACAACGGTAGAAGTTATATTTAGACCTATATGGGCAGGCGGTAGGCGAAGGGTGCTGAAGCTAACTTATAACGAATATCAGGTGACGGACATTAAAGGCGAGGCAGATAATATATTCGCGGGTAGGCTGGTAAGCATAATCAGGAAAGAATGGCCGATTAATAAGCAGTATAATTTAATTGCCAAGGGACAAGGCGGCTATTTATCATCAAACATTGGAAGTATAAGAGGTGAAATAATTGAGTGATTTAAAGAAAATTAGAGTACAGCATGTAGGTCGAGATGAAAACGGCCTAGAGGTCAAGACAGATGTGGATGTACTGACCGACGCCTCCGCAGTTACGATGGACGGCAAGGATTTAAAGTCGGGCATTGGTGGAATGATTGATGATAGAATCGGGAAATTAATCGACGGCGCGCCACAAGAACTGGACACGCTAAAAGAAATTGCAGACGAACTAAGCAAGAATCAATCAGGCGTGACTACGATTTTGAAAAAACTGGGCGACAAGGCGGGCAGGACGGAGATAAAGACCAAGTTGTCTGAGATGACGGAAGACACGAATCACAGAACAGTCACTGATACGGAAAAAACCACCTGGAATAATAAGGTGGACAAAGACGGGAACAAGATTTTATCTACGAATGACTTTACTGATGAATACAAGGAACTTGTGGATTATAGCTTCCAGGCTATTGAACTAGGATTTGACAAGGATGAGCCTGATAAGAGCATTATAATTAACTTAGAAAATATAGAAGGAAGAGTTTTTGACAGCGTACGATTAAATGCAGCAAGTCAAGACAAAATAGGACTGATGAGCAAGGAAGACAAGAAAAAGCTTGATGACATTGACCCTAGTAAGCTTGTTACAAATGAAAATTTAGCTGACTTTAAACGCTGCAAGATACTCACCCAATCAGAATACGACGCTTTGTCTAGCACAGAAAAGAATCGTGCAGATACCTTGTACTTCATAAAGGGTTAGGTGATTAAAATATTAATAGATGAAAACAAGATTAAAGAAGTTATATTTGCCATGGAGGAGGTTGAGAAGATTAATCACAAGGGGAATGTGATCTGGCAAAACAAGTGTGCTAGTGCATGTCAAGAGATCTGTCAGTTATCTTGCCAAAATTGCCAAGGAAGATGTGAAAGTACATGTGAAAAATCATGTCAGAATTGCCAGGGCAAGTGTGAGACCAGTTGTGAGAAGAACTGTCAAAGCAGCTGTGAAAGTTCATGTCAAAGTACTTGTCAAAAAGGGTGTGAATCTAGCTGTCAAAAATCTTGTCAGACTAAATGTGAAACAAATTGTCAGAATATAGCTCAATGTGGTGGATGCCTTAGAGGAGGAATGTGCGATTTCCAAGATGAGGATAGTTACTAGAACCACAAATAACTCTTGACACGTAATATAATACGTGGTATAATATAGTCAGTGGAGGTAGTGATGAAATCTTATTCGTCAAGGGAAGTTATAAAATTATTAGAAGCTGACGGTTGGTATTTGGCTGATGTTGAAGGAAGTCACCATCAATTCAAACATGATTTTAAGAAGGGGCGGGTTACAGTCCCACATCCTAGAAAGGATTTACGGCTTAGAACTTTAAAATCAATCGAAAAGCAATCAGGACTAAAATTTAACTAGTCCTTTCTTCCCATACCTTAAAGGAGGTTTTTATGAAATTTAGTGATTATTATTGTTATCCTGCAATTGTAACTTTTTATGAGGACGGAGGTACGGAGACTTATTTTCCAGATTTAGATGTTTGTACTTGCAATGATGATGATTCAAATTTGGTTGGATATGCCAAAGAGCTTTTAACTTTGACTATGAATGGCTTAGAAGAAGATGGAGAGCCTATCCCTGAGCCTACTCAACTTGGAAAGTTAAAGGTTGGAGAGAATGAAAAAAGTATTTTGGTAGAGGTCTTTATGCCGCCTTTTAGACTAAGAAATAAAAATAAGTCGGTTAAAAAGACTCTGTCTATACCTGCTTGGATGAACGAGATGGCTATGGAGCATGATATTAATTTCTCACAAGTCCTGCAGGAGGGACTTAAGAGGGAGTTACAAATTAAATAGGATCTAATTTTTTAGATCACGAGCACGCGTTATGCGTGCTTTTTTATTGGAAAGGAGAAGAAATGAGTGTAAATCAATTTTATTTAACGAACGCAGGCAGACACCTGCTTGCAAGCGTGCAATCAGGCGAGGTCTTGAGCTTCACCAAGGTTGGTCTTGGTGAGGGCGAGCCAATATCTGCGGAGTATATGGAGAATATGACGAGCTTAATCAATCCCAAGGATTATTTCCCAGTTACAAGCGTCAAAGACAACGGAGACGGCACAGTCTCAATTGGAGCGGTTTTAGACAATAAGAATGTCGAGAGCCGCTATTTTATTAAGGAGATCGGACTATATGCCCAAGACCCAAAGCGCGGCGAGATCCTCTATGCGATCTGCTCCTGCGGAGACGCGAGCGATTTATTCAGCGCAAAGACGGACAAAGAATTACAAATCCTGCTGGAAATCAGGGTTACAATCGGCAATGCAACGAACGTCAACTTCATCATCAATGACAGTCTTGTATGGGCGACCAGACAAGAGCTATTTGACCTTGCTGGAGTCGGACGAACTGATGAGACTGTTAAGAAGAATGCAGACGATATCTTGGCCTTGAAATTAAAATTAATGATGGGCGGGGTCAACAATGGCATGGGTGGACTTGACGAAAACAGCGTGCTTATATCATTTAGCGACTTAAAAGAGACCGAGGAGTTTTGGGGTTACTGGGATAAGAGCAAAGCAAGGTTGGTGGGATAATGGCGGAGATAAAGACAAGAAAGCCACTTCCACTAATTACTGGCGGTTTTATGAACCTGACCCAGGCCTGCAATTTGGCCTGCCCATATTGCTTTGTTTGCCAGCAACCCAAGTCAATCACCTATAAGGTGGCGGAGGACGCGGCAAAGTTTTTTGCAAAAAACGCAATGAAGGCAGGCAAAAGGCCATCGATAAACTTCTTTGGTGGCGAACCAATGATTATGTACGAGCAAATCATCAAGCCACTCACAGAATGGATAAGGGAAACCTACGGCGACGCCTACGAATTATCACTCACAACAAACGGAACACTCCTGACCCGAGAGGTGATGGAGTTTTTTAATGCCAATAATGTGGGCATGCTATTCAGCATAGACGGCGACAAAAAGACCCAGGATATAAATCGACCATACCACGACGGCAAAGGCTCTTTTGATGACCTAGAGGCGATTATAAATATGGTCTTGGAATACCACCCAAATATGACCTTCCGTGCCACAGTCAATCAGCCAACCCACAAATATTTGTATGAGAATTACCGATTTGCAGTTGACAAAGGCTATACAAATAGCTTTTTTATCCCGAACATTTTTAACGAATGGAGCGACCAAGAATTGGCCGAGCTAGAGCAGGGACTAGTCAAGATTAAAGACTACTACATCGAAGAATTAAGGGCAGGCAGACAGCCTATGTCCTTCAACCACTTCGATCGAGCCAAAGCTGACATGATAAGGATTGCAAGGCTTAAAGACAATGATTATCGGGAAAACAAAAGACTCCTAGCAGGTGGCACTTGCGGTCTTGGTGCAGGAAGTTTTGCAAGCGTAGGTGTGACAGGAAATCTTTACTCTTGCCAAGAAATGGTCGAGAATCCCGATGTGGGCGACAGGTTTATGGTCGGCAATATTTATTACGGCGTGGATGACGAAAAGCGCTATGCAATTGCCGAGAGCTTCAACCCAGTCAATGTCGTATGCAGCAAGGCAGAATATTGCGAGGACTGCCCAAAGAAAAGGATCTGTGACGGCGGGTGTACGATTAACAACTTTTTTAAGACAAATGATTTGCACACGGTGGACTTCGTCTACTGCTGGTGGGGGCGGAAATGTATGGAAATGGCACTCGAAATAATCGAAACCTGCACGGCGGAAAAATTGACCTGGGGTGGAGATATGAAATTCAACGAGTGCAAAGACGAAAGGAGCGATTTAAATGAGCTTAAATGAAAATAGAATTAAAGAGGCGATAGGAAATAGCGGCCTCGATATAGGCGATGAAAATGTGCCAGAGGCGGTGGGGGCATGTTACACAGGTTGTCAATCTAATGGTTGTCAATCATGTCAAAAAGGGACTGAATCAATTTGTGACAGCTACTGTCAATCAAGTTGTGAACATGCATGTCAGAATGTGTGTGAGGAACCAGGAAGTCAATGTGGAACATGTCAATCCTACCAATGCGGCTCGTGCTTGGGTTGTCAAACCACCTGCGAAAAGTCTTATCAATGCGGAAGCTGCCAGGCTTGCCAAACAGGCTGCGAGAAATCCTGCCAAACTGGCGCACAAACCAATACAGCGCCAAGCGTACCTGCTTCAATAGCAGTTCCATCAACCATTAAGGGCGGCGACACCATACTTATACAGTGGGGAACTTCAAGCGATAGCAATCTGACAGGATATATCCTGCAAAAGAAAACAGACGGCGGGGCCTATGTGCAAATCTACAAGGGCGCTTCAAGGTCATTTAGCGACACAGTTGCAGCAGGCACAAACAAAGTCCAATACAGGGTCAAGGCCTACGACTCTTATGGAGCAGAATCAGGATACAGGACATCAAATGAGGTTATCGTCACCAATAATAGCGCACCGATTATTAGCGGCAAAGATACAGACCTAGGCGGACAGAAAGCACCATTTAAAATCGATGTGTCAGTATCAGACAAAGACCTAGGCGACCAAATAGACCTTATAGCCAAGCTCAATGGCTCGACCATTAAGACCATCAAAAATGCGGCGCAAAATACCAACTACGAAATCCAAATCGACGCAAGCAGATTTAACGCGCTTGCACTCAATGCCAGAAATGAGATTGAAATCTCTGCAACAGACAGCAAGGCTACAAGCTACCGCAGATACTATTTCACGCGTATTAATGCGGCACCAACAATCGACTTGCCAAGCGTAAACCTCGGCACACAAAACCAGCCATTCGAATTTAAGTACACAATCAAAGACGCCGAGGGTGACCCGACAGGCGTAAGGATTTTATATGGCGACAAAGTTCTTGAAAATATCAAGAGTGTAAAGCTAGACACCGAGCAGACATTCAAATTCAAAAAACTTGACTTTGCACAGATCCCTGCAGGCGATATTTCAATTAAGATTGAAGCGACCGATGATAAGGGCGGTGTATCTGCAAGGGTGGTCACTTTTAAGAAAGAGATCAACGGCTGTGGCTACATCTTCAGGAAAGACACCTCTGCCAAGGTTACCCAAGTTATCGTCTCGGCATCTCGCAAGGTTGATGAGAAATCAACCTTTAAGGCTTACGTATGCAATAATGCAAACGACAGCAAGCCGAATTGGGAAGAAGTCACTGACCATCTTGAAAAAATTTACAATCTCAAGAACTCCTCAAAGACTGCTGGATCTTGGGCAGCAGGTGTTAAGGTCGAAGTTATAAGAGGCGAGGGCGCAGGCGATAGCTACATCGACGCCGTCGGAATTAATTTTAGATAAGGAGTAGATATGATTAAAGTATTAAAAGAAGCGGAAGTTACAGGCAAAAGAGCCTTTGTGCCTACTGGAGAAAATTTAAAGGCACTGACAGACAGCGCACTTGAAATGAGCACAGACACATTAGAAGAGGTGGAGAAGCTAAAAAAAGCGGTTGATACAGCTATGATGGCCATTGCTGAGATTATGGAGAAAGGAGATAAATAATGAGTGAAGTAAGAGTTAAGGTGTATGCATACTTGGTACACGAGGGTTTAAAGACCATTGAAGAAGTGCCAGACAAGTACAGAGAAGCTGTTAAAAAGAGATTAGAAGAGATAGAGAAAGAGGGCTTTTAGCTCTCTTTTTTCTATAAAAGAGGTGCAAAATGGATGATAAACAATGTGAAATTTACAGAGATAGAGTGAATGAAAGATTGCAAATACAGGACAAAAGGCTTGACAATCATTCCGAGAGACTCGATAAGCTTGAAAATTATAAGTATATGATTGATGAGCGTATAAATAATCTAATCGCCAAAATGGATGACTTGATGGGGACAATGAAGTGGCTTACAAGAGGAGTTGGTACAGCGATTATAGGACTTATTGTTTATATTATTCAACAATTTTTGTTGAATAGATAGTGGTGTGGACAATGCTTGAATTTAAATATAAGCCTATAACAAATGCCAGACAATACTCGACCAAGAGGAGAAAGACATCAGATATTAAGTTCATTGTAATACACGATACTGCAAATAGTGGCCGTGGGGCAAATGCTATGAACCATTTTAAATATCTACAAAATGCTCAACGGTATGGATCAGCCCACTATTATGTAGACGATTGCCAGATTATTCAAACCATTGGCGACAGCAGGATTGCTTGGTCGGTGGGTGACACTTGGGCAAGGACAGCTCAAACTAGGCGAGATATCACAAATGACAACTCACTAAATGTGGAGCTGTGCGTTAATTCCGACGGTGACTATGATCAAGCTTTTTATAACTTAGTAGAGCTGACAAAGAACTTAATGGCCAAATTCAATGTGCCAATTGAAAGAGTAGTCAGGCATTATGATGCAAGTGGCAAAAATTGTCCTAGATCCATGTCTGATAATGGCTGGGCGGTATGGAAATATTTTAAGGCAGAAATCCAAAAGACAATGGAATTAAAAATAGACTTGGATAAAGACTCTGTGGCAGAGCCAATTGAGGTCAAGGAAGAAAAGCCAAATGTCTGTCCAACATGCGGTCAAGTGCTGCATGAAGAAAAGAAAGAGGAGAAAGAAAAGGAAGTTGAAAAGGGTGAGCAAAAAATGTGCGAGATTATAAAAAACCAATACTTGAATGTTTTAAAAACTGACAGTAAAAATATATACCAGGCCTTCATTGGCGGTACAACACTTAGAAAGCTTGGTGCTTATGGTATAAATGGGACTTTCTTCAATACAGTAAGCCCTCACCTGAGTGAATCCATTTGGTCCATTGCAGTTAACAATGGAGCAGCCCTTGGTCCAAATGCTTATAAGAATCATCCTGATAAAAATATAAAAAGGGGGACCTTGTGCATTGATCACGAGGGTAAAGTTAGCATCCAAGTCGTAAATAACATTAGTGAAATAAGTCCAAGTCCACGATTTGCTGTTGGTGGCTTAAGTCTAATACCTAAGTATGATCCAGATGGGGAAAAAATTCCAAAGGATATATTAAGGCGGACCTACCATACGGCTATTGGATACAAGGACAGAGATATTTATCTTATAACTTCAAAGAGCATGTGTGACATGATTGACTTTAAAAGACATATTGAAGCTCTTGGTCTTGATGGTGCAGTGGCCTTAGATGGCGGTGGATCCACAGAATTTTATTATGATGGAGTCTATCAAGGAAGTGGAAGAAAATTAGCAAGTGTAATAGGAGTAAGGAAGGTGTAAAATGACAGAAATATTAACAACAACAATTAGACTATTAGGAGCAATAGCAGCAGCGGTCTTAATACCATATTTGACTGCTAAGTATAAGTTAGCTGAAAGAGAGAAGACAATCACAAATATTGAGACTGCTATGATCTGGATAAGACAGGCTGTGAAATGGGCTGAGCAAGTTATTGTTGGCACAAAAAAAGGCCAAGAAAGACTTGACCAAGTAAAAAAAGTAATCAAAGAAAAAGCACCATGGCTTGATGATGATACCATGACTATATTAATTGAAAGTGCAGTCCATGAGATGAATGCTTTGAAAGACGCACTATTAAAATAA